AAAGCCGCATTGACTGAAGCCGTAGTAAAGCAGAAGATGGAGGAACGGAAGGGAGGCGGGGCAAGAGGAAAGCCGGGGTTCACTCCTGTCGCTGCAATCCAGATAAATGACCCAAAGGAAGTCAATCTCTCGCCCACGGCGAATGCGAATCCTAAATCTAACGTATAAAATTAAGTTCGTAGATGAAACGGAAAGAACGGCAGCGGAGGCAGATGGGTGGTGCGACGCCTCGAATCAAACGATTGCCCTGTTCAGTAACCTGCCTAACGAGGCAATGGCCGACACGTTCCTGCATGAGTGCATCCATGCAATAGGGGCCACGATGGGGGTAGAATGGGGCAAGGAAGAACAGGTGGCTCGCAGGGTAGCGACAGGACTATGCACTGTGTGGAAGGCCAATCCGAGCGTATTTAAGTGGTGGCACAGCCTACTATAGCGGAACATGAGGCCGACGCACTAGCGTCCATGACGCCCGTTGAGGTGGTCAGCCCTGAGTGGCATCCAGACCTCAATGAAACCCAACAAAAGATTTTTGATGACAGCTCTAGGTTTATCTTAGGTTACGGAGAGAAGGGCAGCGGCAAGACTATCGCCTTTGGCCATAAGGTAATCCGCCATGCGTACGAGAACGACAACGCATTGGTAATGATCTTGTCTCCGTCCATAAGAACTGGCGCAGAAGGTATATGGCACGACCTTGAAACGCTGGTGATTCCCTCTTGGGTTGAGGGCATAGGGCTGGAATCGTCGCACGCCAAGCTAGACCCAAACACAAAAGACAGACATCGCTGGATAGGTAACAGGCAAGGGGGGTGGTCAAAGCTCCTTCTAATATCCATCCCATACGCAGCTGCCGTAGAGACCCGCATCAAGGGGCCGGCTCCATCTATGATATACGTGGACGAGCTAACTCAATGCGACGGCAAGGAGTACTTCACATACCCAGCAGCCCAGCTCGGCAGACGGCGAGGGATCGAAGGGCCGCAACAATACTGCGCCTCGTGTAACCCTGAAGGCCCAAGCCATTGGGTGTATAAGACCTTCTTCGAGGATTGCTACGAGGAGGACGGCACTAGGGATAATGACTTCACCGTCTATCATGTGCCGGTAACCGAGAACATTAAGCGACTGCCGGATGGCTATGTAGAGAACCTTCACAGAATCCTTAGGACTGATCCAGTCGAGAAGCGCCGGCTCATTGACGGGGAGTGGGTGGATAGGCCAACGGGAGAGTCCCTGTTCAAGGATTACTTCGTGCCTGAGAACCACATTAAAGGCGACCCGCTCAAAGGAACCGGCCTCCTCCCTGTGAAAGGGTTCCCTATTACCGTGGGCTACGACTTAGGGCAGGTCTACAGCAGCATCTCCTTCATGCAGATGATCCCCACTCAAGACAAGATGCTATGGATAGTGTTCGACGAGATGGATTACCTAGGGGAGCGTCACCTATATAAGCGGCTGGCGCAGGAGGTCTGCCGCCGCATGGACTACTGGAACAAAAAGGCGGACTTCGAGTTTAGGTATGAGCATATATCGGACAGCTCAGCTATAAACCAATGGCATCCCGGCGGCGAAGGATCGTATGACAGCTGGGATTTCGAGCGATTCAGCGCAGGTAGGATCAAGATGATTGGCTGCCCCAAAGGCAAGGGTAGCGTCGAGGCTAGGATCAGGCTGCTTCAAACCAAACTGTTTAACGATGAGGTGTACGTGAGTGCGCTCTGTCGCTTCACAATAGATATGTTACAGCAACTAGAGTCAGATAGGAAAGACCCATCCAGACCTAGGAGGTCTAAGTATATCCATAAATTTGACGCCGTGACGTATCCGATGTTAAAATTAGAATTAAATGGCATGAGAAATACCTTGCAAACTGACAGGTCAAGGCCGAGTCTCATCCATTGCGGACGGTCATAGTTTTTTTGGCCAACCTAGATACCTAACATAGTTAGATAAAATGGCAATGCAAATTAGCGACAAGGTGGTACTGGATCTGACTGACGACACAGATCTGAGGGATTATTTCTCAAGAAAAGGAGCAGGGGACGAATGTTCGATGGAGGTTAAGGCCACCTTGGATGAGGCATCCAGCGAGCAGGCGGTTCTGTCTATAACCGGCGTATCTGTCGATGAGTACTCAATAAGCAAAGAGGCGGAACCTGCTAAAAAAAAGGACGTAACCTTCAAGATGCGCGAGGTCGCAGAGGAAGAAGAAGAATTTTAGGCAGCCCCGGTGCAGCTAGGGTGGCGAGATACTACTCCGAGCTGGATCTATGGGACGGCTGGACAATGGAGAGAGTCAAGAGATGCTGCGGTTTGATGCAGATAACACTAGAGGAGGCGGCGGTATTGTGCTGCTGCGAGTGGCATCGATTCAAGGGTTGGCTGAAGGCGGATAAGGTTCCTTCTTATGTTGCTCTTACCCTCTACCACTTAGAACAAGATTTTACAAAGGCACAGTATGGTTGATTTAGACATACTCAAACAAGCGGGGACAACCAACGAGAGGTTGCGGGAGGTTCTTACGGCGGTCAAACCAGACAAGTCCAGCAAGGCAAGCAAGGACGAGAAGGTCAGGATCGAGAAGGACGTGAAGAACAGGGAGCGGATCGAGAAGTTGGTCAACTCCCGCCTACATGAACACATCATATTCACCCTACGAAACCACCACATCTACTCGGCGGTAGACTTGGCTTGGGACTCTGCGCCCGTCACTAAGCAGACGATACCGCTTATAATGTACGCCCAGAAAAGGCTTAGCCTAGGATCGTGTGTTACTGAGCTAGATAAACTGAAGGTGTCTGACAAGTTCGTCAGGAAGTCGGAGTCAGGAAAGCCGGAACACATCGACCTGCCTAAGTTCTTCGAGACTAACATCAACTTGGTTAGGTCTTTAATCACCCGGCGGCTCTCAGCTCAGGCCAATAAATACAACAATCTATACCCGTTCTTTAAGTATGACTCTAGGTCAACCACCCCTACGGCTAGGCTAAAGGGGGACGTGTTGTCACAGCGAATGGACATCATGGCAGACCAGTATGATTACAGGCATTTCCAGACCCAATGCATTAGGGACATGATGCTCTACGGGCACAGCGTTGCTTTCCCTAGGGCCAGCTGGGAGAGGGATGTGCAGTGGCAGAAGAAGAATCTGGCAGAGGAATTCCAGAGCGAGAACATAGAGAAGGAGGCAAGGGTAGTTAAAGAAGGGCTGTCTTGGGTAAACCCTCACCCGTCTCGCCTCTTCTGGGACATAAACCACCCTCTAAACTCCCTTAACTCAGACACAGGAGCCGAGTACGTAGGTTACTGGGAGGTGCTGAAGTACAAGGACGTTGCCCATAATCCAGCCTTCTTCAATAGGAGCGCGGTTTCTTATACCGATTTTACTACGGGAGTGTTCGGGAACAACAACGCTTACTGGTCTCAGTACTACTCCACTATCGTAGCGCCGCCGGCTCTGAATGACCTGACCAGCTACAACGACAGGCGCAATCAGATAGGTCTATACAACTCTGAGTATGACGACTCGTCTATATTTGTTACCGAGTTCTACTGGAAGATTATCCCCAAGGAATACGGCATTGGAGAATACCCTTACCCTGTTTGGGTTCACTTCAAGGTAGCCAGCGAGAACACAATCATCTTCGCTGAGATCATGCCGTCCAGTCCAGCAGCCGTGTATTCATTTAACGAGAACGACAACAGGCTGGTTAACATCTCCATTGCTCACGAGTTGATGGGGTTCCAAGACCAGCTGACCAACCTGTTCTCTCAGCTATTAGAGACTGCGAAGGCAGACCTGTTCGCTGTTGCCGTACTTAACTCAGACATATTTCCCGACGACGCAGAGGGGCAGAAGTTAGCGGAAGAGTTCAGGGCTACCATGAGAGGTGAGAATTTCTACGCCACTACTCACGTGCTGGAGGCCAGCTTCAGTCGGCTAAGGGAGCTAGGCATAGACACCAATGCGGACAATATATTTAAGGTGGTCAGGAGCGGTGCCAACACAAACCTACAGGCGATCTTTAACTC